GCAGACAGTTGACAACATAACGTTGACCCCGAACTAGGAGGTGAGTACCATCACTAGGCTGACCTGGGATGCTCGTGATTATGAGGCGGGATTAGATCGAGGAGTGTTTTACCCTTTGATCGGGGCTGGTGAAGCTTGGAATGGACTCATATCCGTAACTGAGACCCCGGCAGAAGCAATTAAACGTCAGCACTATCAAGATGGGCATAAAGTTGTTAACCGATCTGGTAGTGGTTTTTTCTCTGGGAGCATTAATTTGATTAGTTATCCGCCATCGTTCTATGAACATATATTTATCCAGAAACGGTCTAAACCATTTGGACTATCTTATCGAACAATGACAAAGGATCACTATCGTTTGCATCTTGTTTATAATGTATTTTTAGCTCCGGCGATATTTTTGAATCAACAATCAGTAATTGAAATATATAGTTGGAACTTTACTACACTGCCAATCGATATTCCAGGAATAAAACGATCTGCGCATTTAGTAATTGAGACAGAAATTGCATATTCCTGGACTGTGCAAGCGCTTGAGGACATTCTTTATGGAACTGAAGGTAATGCGCCTCGATTACCTCTTCCCGATGAAATTTTTGATATATTTGAAACAAACTCCATTCTTCAAATTATTGATCACGGAGATGGTAGTTGGACAGCTATTGGCCCAGATAGTGCGATTATTATGCTCGATGCAACGACGTTCGAGATTACCTGGCCATCCGCCATTTTTATCGATGCTGAAAGCTACGCAATCCATTCGCTATAGGGGAGGAGACCCATGGCTACTGTAACGGGCTTGACTGCTACTCGAATGGAAGCCATTGAGGCTGCTTCGATTGTTGATGGCGAAATCGATATAAATGGGCATCTTATCTTAACTAGGTTTGATACAACCACAATTGATGCAGGCTATGCTTTGGTTGCAATTCCTGACAATAGCATTGTGACTTATATTGATATTGACGACTATCCTGAGACTGATCTTCCCAGCTCATACCCAATGGGTTTTTCATTAACGTGGGTAACTGCTACCGAGGCAACTGCCGGTGGCTGGGACTTTGGTGGCATGGATGGAACGCTGCTGACAGTTCAAGCGTTAGCCGCCTCGGCCTACCAGATGTGGACTCGATCAGGCGCATCTTCAGTTGAATACGAATACTGGATGCGGCAAGGTACGAATTCTGGCGGTTGGTCTGCTTGGTCGAAATTCTATGCTCTGAACAATTTGCCTTCAACTCAGCAAATTGTCTGGGCTGGTGATACCAATTTATATCGCTCTGCAGCTAATACGCTAAAGACTGACGACGCATTGATCGTGGTTGGAGACGTTACCGCAGCTAAAGGTCGTTTCGGTGGCGGTTCTGGAGACGCTGTTTTCATTGGTGACGATGGTAAGCTGGTAGACGTCAACATCGCTGACGCAGTCGGGATCCAGGGCCAGCAGAACGCTGCTAATGCCGTGCTCGTTTTTGGCTCTGCGAAGGATACGAACCTGTATCGCAATGGAGTTGGACAACTCAAGACCGATGGCATTATCGTTGCAGACAACACGCTCTACGTAGCTCGGCAGACCATTGGCGCCGACACAGCCACGGTGACGTTCTCCAGCATTCCCAGCAACCTCCGGGACATCACACTCAAGGTGTCGGCCAGGATGGCGTCTGGTGGCGCCGTTGCCATGTATCTGCGGATCAACGGAGCCTCGGGCGCGTCGGACTACGCCTGGTCATACGCCCAGTGCAACCCGGGTACGGGGGCCTATAACTCCGCGCACGATGATGCGGATGGCCAGGCTGTGTGTGGAGTTATCAACGACACAACGGGTCGATGGAGCAACGCCACCATCCAGATCACCGGCTGGGACAACCCTCACTCCGGTGATGTTGCTTTCACCTATGTTAGCCACTCGTATCTCGCCGTCGGAGCCAACTTCGTTACGTGGGGTGGTGGCATCTACAAGACATCTGCCGCTTACACTTCCATCTCGCTGTTCCTGAATGGTGGTATCAGCTTCAAGACCGGCTCGGATTTCTTGCTGACCGGAACTTATCCCGCGTAGGAGTGAACATGGCTAGATATCATCCCTATATCGACGCAGTTCAATGGATCGGTACGAATGTAACTGAGATTCGTCAATTCGTTAGATCGGCCTCCGGTGTAATCAGTACAACAACAATTGTAGGAGACACTTTGGAGATAGTTTTAGCTAATGGCGAAGGTCGAACCGCGCAACTTAATGACTGGATTATTCAAGGCGGCTGGACTTTAGCCGGAACTAGAGGCGTCACCATGATGAATCCAGCTCAGTTTGCAGGACTTTACGAACTAAGCATTTAATCGACTTTGAAAGGAGCCTAATGTTTGATATTTCGACAAGCGGCTCCTTCAGCAAGACGGAGGAGTTTCTTGCTAAGCTAAAGCGGAACCAAGATACTATGGCGATACTTCATAAAGGTGGTCTTAGTGGCGTATTGGCACTACGCATGGCCACTCCAGTGAATTCTGGCCTAGCTTCTAATTCTTGGGGATACGAGATCAGTAAACGGGGCTCAATCTATATTCTCACATTCACAAACTCAGATGTTGAGAATGGATTCCCTGTAGCACTGATGATTCAATACGGCTATGGAACAGGGAACGGTGGTTTTGTCGCGGGAGTCGACTACATCAACCCAGCACTAAAGCCTATATTTGACGAAATCTCCGACGAGTTGTGGAAGGCGGTGACCTCTGCATGAGCAACATCGATGAACGCGTTGTTAGTATGAAGTTTGACAATGCCCAGTTTGAACATGGAATCAAGACAACGCTCGCGTCGTTAGACGCCCTAAACAAGAGTTTGAAGCTTGAGGGGGCTACCAAAGGTCTCGCCGATGTTCATGCAGCTGGTAAGAACGTTCAACTTGGTCATATTGCTGATTCTGTCGATCATCTAGCTAACAAATTCTCTGCGATGTCTGTTACTGCTATTACAGCTCTTGTAACTATCGCTCATCAAGCAGCTATTACAGGTCTCGCCGTTGTTAAATCCTTGACAATCGATCCAATCAGTACTGGTTTTCGGGAGTATGAGACCAACATTAACTCCATCCAGACGATTCTGGCGAATACTGGTGCTGCTGCAGTCACAATGCAGCAAGTTATTGATGCTCTACAAGAGCTTAACTTGTATGCTGACCAGACGATTTATAACTTCGCACAGATGGCCAAGAATATCGGTACATTCACGGCCGCTGGTGTAGCTCTTGAACCAGCTGTTGCTGCTATTAAGGGTATCGCAAACCTCGCCGCTCTCTCCGGGTCAAACTCGGAGCAAGCTTCTATGGCCATGTACCAACTTTCTCAAGCTCTTGCGACAGGAACAGTTCGTTTGATCGACTGGAACTCGGTCGTAAACGCTGGTATGGGTGGTACGGTTTTCCAGCGAGCATTGGCACAAACTGCTGTAGTTATGGGTACGTTGAATTCTACAGCAGTAGAACTTAGCGGAACCATGCAGACGGTCAAGATCAACGGAGATTCATTCCGTAACTCGTTGCAAGAGGGATGGTTAACAACCGACGTTCTGTCACAAACTCTTGCTCAGTTTACTGGCGACTTGACTGATGCTGAACTCGCTGTGATGGGATATAGCCAAACCCAGATTGAAGCTATCCAGAAGCAGGCTGCTGTTGCTCGTGCCGCAGCAACTGAGGTTAAGACGATGTCTGCACTATTGGGGTCTTTGCGGGAGTCCGCTGGCTCTGGATGGGGACAGACTTGGCAACTAATCTTTGGTAATTTCGAAGAGGCAAAAGCTCTTTGGACTGGAGTATACGGCGTACTCGATGGGATCATCGGAAAGTCAGCACGTTCTCGCAACCAGCTTTTAACTGAATGGAAATCTCTTGGCGGACGTGACAACCTATTTGCCGGTATCGCTAACGTGTTCAAAGTCTTTGGGCAAGTTTTAGAACCCATTGGTGAAGCATTCCGATTGATGTTCCCTAAAACTACAGGAAAACAACTTGCCGATTTCTCGGCGTCATTTAAAAACTTTACAGCGTTACTAGTTATAAGTGCTGAAACTGCTGATAAGCTCCGGAGGACTTTCGCTGGAGTGTTCGCTATATTTGGCATCGGTTATGACATTCTAAAGCAGGTAATTCGTGTCTTGTTCGAACTATTTTCGGGTGCCGGAGAAGGTGCTGGCAACATTCTTAGCGTAACCGCAAATATTGGGGACTTCCTTGTAGCCTTGAGGAAATCAATCAATGAGGGTCAAGGTCTCATCAAGTTCTTCGATGGAATTAAAAACGTCATTGAAGTGCCTATCAAGCTAATAACCGCGTTGACTAAAGGTTTAGCAACGTTGTTTGAAGGTTTCGACGTTGATGATGCAGCAGGTAGAGTTTCAGACTTTGCTCTTCAGCTCGGTCCTCTTGGAACTCTTCTTAACTTCATAACCTATGCGTGGACTCGTATGGGTCTTGCTGCAGAAGCAATGTGGAATTTCTTTGAGCCAATGGCAAGTAAGTTTGTCGAAATTTGGACAGACGTCGCCGAGGTTGTCGGAGGCGTAAACTTTGGCGATATGCTTGCCGCAATTAATACTGGTACGTTGGTAGCCTTCCTTATCATTCTGAAAGATTGGTTTGGTAGGGGTGGCATCACCGGCGTTATTGGATCGTTGACCAGTGCATTAAATGCTATGCAGACCACTTTGCAAGCAGCTACACTTCTTCAGATTGCGATTGCTGTCGGAGTTCTAGCCGTGGCTATTTCAATTCTGTCTAATATTGACTCTGCGAAACTTGCAGTAGCTATGTCAGCTATTGCTATCATGTTTACTCAGCTTCTTGCTTCATTAGCAATTATGACGCAGTTCCCAAGTACTCACGTCGTAAAGATCTATGTGATGGCTGCAGCTATGACTGTTCTTGCCATCGCTATTAATATTCTAGCCCTTGCAGTGAAGAGCATGTCTTCACTTGACTGGGACGAGCTTGCTAGAGGTCTAACTGGAGTCACAGTTCTTCTAGCAGCTATTACCGCAGCATCCGTTCTTATGCCAGACGGCGCAAGACTTATATCTACAGGTCTTGGGATAGTTGCTATTGCGTTTGCTATTAAGATCTTGGCTAGCGCGGTGCATGATATGGTAGATCTCAATTGGGAAGAGATGGCTCGAGGACTTACGGGCGTTGCCGCTCTTCTTGGAGCTCTCACTCTCTTCACTATGTTTGCAAATGCTAATGCGACTGGTATTCTTTCTGGCGCAGGTATTGTACTTCTGGCCACAGGTATCAAGATACTTGCCAGTGCAGTACAAGATCTCTCCAGTGTTTCGTGGGAAAACATTGGAAAAGGTATAGCTGTTCTAGCGGCAAGCCTTGTCCTTATTAGTGCGGCTCTTATAGCCATCCCGCCAACTGCCCCTCTCCAAGCGACGGGCATTGTTATTGTAGCCGCGGCAATGCTCATCCTAGCCGAAGCTATAAAGAGTATGTCCGGTATATCTTGGGAAAACGTCGGCAAAGGAATGGCTATCCTTGCGACGAGTCTTATTCTGATAAGTGCGGCTCTTATAGCCATCCCGCCAACTGCCCCATTGCAAGCCGCAGGTGTTCTAATCGTAGCTACTGCGATTGTCATTCTTGCCAAAGCTCTCGAGCAGATGGGCGGCATGAATTGGGGCACTATTGTTAAGGGTCTTGTTACTCTTGCTGGTGCTTTAGCGATTGTCGCCGTAGCTTTGATTGTCATGAGCGGTACCCTATCAGGAGCGTTTGCTCTCTTGATCGTATCTAGTGCCCTAGTTGCACTGGCTGGAGTTCTTAAGACTCTAGGTGGCATGTCTTGGGGCGAAATAGTCAAGGGCCTTGTTACTCTTGCTCTTGCGTTTACTGTTCTTGGAGTTGCAGCATTAGTACTTCAGCCAGTAATTCCAGCGATGCTTGGTTTGGGAGCAGCAGTTGCCTTGCTTGGCTTGGGACTTGCCCTTGCCGGAGCTGGTGTATTGTTCTTTGCAACGGCACTAACAGCATTAAGTATTGCCGGTGCTGCGGGAGTTGCAGCTTTCGTTGGAATAATTAGTGCTGTTATCGGACTTATTCCAACGATTGTTAAACAGATCGGAATTGCATTACTAATCCTTATTGATGTCCTTGTTGAAGCCGTTCCAAAGCTTGTGGAGTTGATTGTTAAACTCATCGTATATCTCCTCGATGCCTTAGACGATCTTCTACCAAAACTTAGTGATTTCATCTACAAACTAATCTTAGTGATTCTCGATATTCTCGAAAAGTCAATCCCGAAGATAGTCGAAGCTGGTCTTCATATTCTCATTGGTATCCTTAAGGGTATGGGTGACAACATCGGACGAGTTGTCGACATGGTAACATACATAATCACTCAGTTCTTGAATGCTCTTGGACGTAACATACCCAAGATTGTAAATGCTGGCTTTGAGATGATCATTGCTATTATGGATGGCATCACAAAAGCTATCAATCAGAATTCTGGACGACTAGGCACTGCTGGCGCCGACATGGCGTGGGCTATTGTTCGGGGTGCTGTTACGGGATTCAATGCCTTTGGTGGTCAGATTGGTGACAAACTTCTGGCCATAGCTAAGAACGCATGGCATGGGGTCCTGAACTTCTTTGGCATTAGTTCTCCTGCTAAGGAAGCTATCTGGGCATCACGAATGATCGTTGAAGGTTTAACCATTGGTCTTAAGATATATTCTCGTGGAGCCGTAGTGGCTGCTGAGCAACTTGGAGAAGACACGCTTGATTCCCTTCGCGGTGCACTTACGGGTATGGCAGATGTCATTCCTCATGATATGGACATGACGCCTATAATTACGCCCGTTCTCGATCTATCCGATGTAGAACGTAAGTCGGCCGATATTTGGAAGATGCTGGATACCAAACCATTCCGTGTAGAAGCGGCATATTCTTCAGCACGTCAAGCCGCAGATGGTTATCAACAGAATCAGGACGAGTCTTCTGAATCTACTATGGACGATGGCGACACGTATAACTTCAACCAGTATAATACTTCGCCGAAGGCTCTATCTACGGCTGAGATCTATAGGAACACTAAGAACCAGCTGTCTACTGCGAAGGGGGTGCTACCTAACTAATGATATCCCAAGTTGAAGTACGATCCTCTTCTGGCCAGCTTCTAACTCTAGGGTTAGAGTCGGCCGACGATGGGTTGATCGTCGAAAGTATTGATGGGTTAGACCCAGTTAAGGCAACTCTTGTATCCTCTTCGTTCGCAGTTTATGATGGCGCACTATATCAGTCAAGTCGGAGAGAGACCCGGAACATTATCATTACTCTGGGTCTCGACCCCGATTATGTTACAACCTCAGTGCGTGATCTTCGTAATCGACTGTACCAATTCTTCATGCCCAAGTCTGAAGTAGGTCTTCGCTTCTTTCTCGAGGATGATTTTACGGTAAATATTATGGGACGAATAGAATCATTTGATTCCGTTCTCTTTACTGCAGAACCCAAAGTAATTATATCTTTAATCTGCTATGATCCAGATTTCATCGCTCTTGAATCCATAGTACTTGAAGGCGATACCGTCGACGATGTTACAGAAACTCTTATAACATACGATGGAACAGTAGAAGTCGGAGGAATTTTAACGCTTCTTATAGATCGTGCACTTACCGAGTTTACTGTTTATATTCGCGGAGGTGATGGCGTTACCCATACGATTGATTTCGCGGGTACGCTTCAGGCTGATGATATTCTAGTAATCAATAGCATTGCTGGTAGTAAAGCCGTCACACTTACAAGGTCGGCGGTTACTACCTCTTTCTTGTATGGGGTATCACCGCAATCAACTTGGACCGAACTAGATCCAGGCGACAATTATTTTCGTGTTTATGCTGTAGGTGCTGCGATCTCATACACATTCGAGTATACCCCTAGGTATGGAGGTTTGTAATGGAGGTGTATATTCTTGACAGCCTCTATCGTCGTATCATAGTAGTAGATAAATTCGAATCATTGATTTGGTCTGAACGATTTAGCTCAATTGGTGATTTTGAATTACATATTGTTTCTACTCTTGAGAATCGAACTAGATTTATTCCTGGTGTAAATCTTGCAGTGAATGCGTCTAATCGTATAATGACGGTAGAGACGGTTCAAGATGTCACCGACGATGATGGTCGCCGTATTCTAAAAATTACCGGACCATCTTTCGAAAATATTCTCAAACAACGCATGCTTGCTCTTGTAACTGCCGGCGTATGGTCTCCTTGGGGTGATTATTCGGATACGGCAGCCAACCTTCTTAGTGATATGTTTAATTATGTTTGTGTCGATGGTACGCTTAATGCTGGAGATATTATCAGTCCATTAATTACTGGAGCAACTGACTGGTATCCAACTGATACCATCTCTTTTCCTACAGAATCGATTTTCTTCCCAGCATCGATCCAAACTTTATATGATGCGATGAAAGGCATACTCGATGCTTTTGCGATTGGGTTTAAAATTGTTCGGCACCCGTCGACAAATCTTCTCTATGCCGATATTTACATGGGAAGTGATAGAACTACAGGACAATCAACTCTTCCGGCTGTAATATTTAGTCCTGACTTAGATAACCTTCGTAATACTAATCGACTAACTTCCTCAGCAGTACATAAGAATGTAGCATATGTATTTAATTCTACAAATGTGACGCTTGTATACGAGGAGAATGTCGATACTAGCATTGCTGGGTTTGAACGTAGAGTGCTCATGGTCGAATGTGACGATGGGTTAACTTTGGACGAACGTACTCAGAAGGGTAAGGACGAACTTGCCAAGAATCGAATGTTCTTAGCTTTGGATGGACAACTTTCGGCTGTAGCTACATATCAGTATGAGGTAGACTATTATCTCGGCGATCTTGTAGAGTTGAGAGACGATGATGGCACCACTAGTAACATGCAAGTAACTGAACAAATCTTTATTCATGACAAAGAAGGAGAAAGAACTTATCCGACTTTGTCAGTAAATACATTCATCTATCCTGGTTCTTGGATTGCCTGGGATTACATTCAAGAGTGGGATGACCTCGGCGCAGTTGAGTACTGGGAAGACCAACCATAGCAAAGGAGGTGCGACATGGCTATTGGTGATGACGCCGTAGCTGCTGGATATCCTCTTGTCCCAGATACGGGAGAGGAAGGACGCGTCCGTTGGGGCGCAAGAGAGATTAACCGTACCCGCGACTTCATTGCTTTGGTCAAAGGACTCATTCCGGTTGGCAAAGCGAACTACCGTACTGCTTCTGGTATTTCGTCCGGAACCGCTGATCCATCTGGTGGCAACGATGGAGACATCTACTTCAAGATCTTGCCGTAGGAGGATCTATGTCTACATCAGGGCAGGTTAACGGCGATGTTGGTAGCCTAGGCGACTTTGCTTTTATTGCCTGGCAGCTTGCCTCTCAGAATGTTCTCGGTAACTATTCAACAATCAACTGGCAAGTTGGTTGGTCTTTCCCGGCGTTTTCCTGTCGTGGTCTTAGACTAGGTTCAGCTAATGTCAATGGCACTCTGGTTTACTTAGACAATGACGGCGGCGATGGAGTTCATGCGTTTAATTCGGGACATAATCACCAACCGTTATGGCTTGCTTCTGGATCAATTAATGTTGGCCACAATGCCAACGGCACAAAGAACTTTAATTTAAATGTATCTATTCGAGGATGGGAAGGTAGTGGACCTAATCTTCTCTCGGATGGATCTGCTAACTTTGATCTACCGACCATTCCTCGAAATCCAGGGGCACCAAGTACGCCGACTATATCTAACGTTGAACAAACTACAGTGGGTTTAGCTTGGACGCAGAATCCTGGAGATGGATTACCGGTTACTTTGTATACGATTAGTTATGGCACAGCTATAGACGCAACTGGTAGTACTACCACAACAGCCGACGATAATAAAACAATTACCGGTCTTAGTCCTGGCGTGAAGTACTACTTCAAGGTTAAGGCAGCGAATTCAGTTGGAGAAGGTCCATATTCTTCGATCTCAAATACGACTACTGTTGCCGGAGCTTATGTACGGTCCAGTGGTGTTTGGAAGAAAGCTATTCCTTATGTTAAAGTTGCAGGGGTGTGGAAGCTGGCCAGACCATATGGAAAGATTCTAGGACTTTGGAAGAAATCAATTAACTAAGGAGTCCGCAGTGGTACCTTCGCAGACAAAGCTACCTAGCAGTGCTGTGTATGACAAACTGAAACTCACAGCTCAACTGTTGCTACCTGCTATTGGTGCGCTATATTTTGCACTTGCGCAGATTTGGCATTTTTCATATGCTGCCGAAGTTAATGGAACCATCGCCGTTTTAAACACCTTCATTGGTGTCGCAGTTGTCTGGCTTAAGTCGATTTATTCTGCTCGGGGCAGTCAGTATGATGGTTCACTCGTGTGGACTGAGGGTGATGAACCGGGCGATAGTTTTCTTCGCATGACATCAATAGATCTTAAAGCGCTTGAGACTAAGGGAGAGATTCTTCTTCAAGTCAAGGGCCGACCTCCAACTGAGTAGGGTCGCAATACAAACATCTCCTATAGTGAGACCCTAACAAAGGAGACCGTATGTTTAACCGAAAGCCCAAACCGAACCTCGTGTTCGATGAGGCAATTAACGAACTACTCGCACGAATTGCTAAGGAACCGTACGATCCGAAAGAAACACCAGCGATAGTGGATCAAGTAACGAAACTTGCTAAGTTAAGAGATGATAAACATCCTAAACGACCCAGTCCAGACACACTGATCCTTGTCACCGGAAACATTATCGGAATCATATTAATCCTTCAATACGAACGAGTAAACGTCATAACCTCACGAGCCATGAGCTTCGTGCTCAAGCTACGGTAACACTCGACCCAACAGTTACGGACAAATGAGGGGGTGTGTAGCCAACGCTACATGCCCTCTTGTTTTTGACTATCTCGCGAAACTGACATAGCTTCTAATGAGACCCCTAACGAAAGGAAGAACATGGTTGCATTCTCACGCACGTTTGAAAACGAGTTGGGAAATGAAGTAACAATCACAGTAACTTACACCCGCGATACAGTCACGATCTCAGCCACTAGCGCAACTAGCGAGGTAGAGCATCAATGGACGCGGATGGAAGCCGCAGTGATTCGTGCACTTCTGAACCCAGAACTCATCGAACCTGTGTACAAGAACCCATCCAACCCTGAGTAAAGTCTCAAGAGCCAGAGCCCCCACAAGGGCTTTGGTTTTCGCAGAAATTACATAGCTTATAGTGAGACCCATCTATGTAAGGAGACCGCAATGTTAAAACTGCTCGTCCACCTAGCACTCACAATCTTCACTGGAGGACTGTGGCTGGTAGTGTTGGCAGTACGATTCTTAACTAAGTAACCTACCTAGATTCTCAGAGCCATTCCCCACATGGGGTTTGGTTTTAGTTTGGCAAAAATTCCCCGGGTGGAAATTTCGAAAAAGGGTCGCAAGAATTGCATGGGGTATAGTGAGACCCCCAACGAAAGGAATTTTATCATGAAGAAGATTGATATCCTGAAGAAGTTCGTTTCAGACCACAAGGTAGCACTTGGAGTCATGGCCACCGCGACAGCGATGTTCCTGATTCACCGTGCTGCTGTAAAGGAATGGAACGCGTTTCTGACAGAACACAATCTGCTTGATGAATACTATGCCCTTACGGATGAGTAAGCCTAAAAGCCCCTAACACGGGCTCTAGGTTTCACTTTACCTCGCAGAAATTACATGCCCCTTAATGAGACCCCCCATACTAAGGAGACCCCAATGAAGAGCATCGACAAAGCACTTGCCAAGGCGAATTCAGAAGGTACCACGGACGGAAAGGCCCTCGCTATCAAACTAGCTTTGATGGCAGGAGCCACCGCCGCCGGTATCGTCGGAACCGTACTTGTCCAGCGCGCCATCGAGAACAACTCAAAGGACCCCGACTAGGAGGAGCCCAGAGACCCCACAAGGTCTTTGGGTTTGTTTTTTTGGCATAGGAAGGAGGGAACATGCCAACTCTACTCGACCTGCTATTCATATTCGTCAACGTCGTATTCATTCTCATCCTCATTGACGTCTTTCTCCTATTCATTATCTGGCGCGCAAAGAAACTCAACGCCAACATCAATCGTAGGAGAAAAGAAAAAGAAGTAAGAGATATTCTGACTGAAGAGGAGAGGGATCGCTTCTATGCTGCCCCTTGGTGAGATCATGAAGCGGTTCGAGAAGCTAGTCGTCGATAATTCGCCCACTATCCTAACTGCAATTGGAGTAACGGGCTCTCTCACAACTGCATATTTAACCGGCCGTGCATCTTTTAAAGCTGCTCAAATCCTGAGTGAAGAAAGTCCATATCTAGAGGCAAAGGAAAAGGTACAGCTTTGTTGGAAGCTCTATATTCCAGCAGTTGGTACTGCAGTTTTAACTGTCGCAGCAGTTATTGGTGCTAACAGGATTGGAAGCCGCCGTGCAGCAGCTTTAGCTGTTGCGTATTCCGTGTCTGAAAGGGCCTTTGAAGAGTATAAATCGAAGGTTATTGAACGTGTAGGCGAAAAGAAAGAACAGGCCATCCGCGACGAGATCGCTCAAGCTCGTGTCGACAGGGATCCCGTCGGCAACGCTGTGATCATTGGAGAAGGTCGTGTTCTCTGCTATGAGGATTTCACGGGTCGATATTTCCTGTCAGATATGGAGGCCATCAGGAAGGCTCAGAATGATATTAATCAGCGAATTATTACTGATTCGTACGTGGCTCTGTCGGATCTGTACGATTTGCTAAATCTGCCCCACACGTCTGAGTCTAGCGAGGTTGGTTGGAACACCGATAAACTACTCGATATTCGGTTCTCGGCCATTCTCTCGGAGGGAAGACCCTGCATATCTGTGGGGTTTCAAGTAAAACCCATTCGCAATTTCGACCGGTTATCCTAACCAATCAAACAAGGAGAATTAAGCTAATGAAAAAGATCGTAATGTTCCTAAGTTCGAAGAAGTTCATCATTCCTGCAGTAATTACTGCAGTTCTCACCGCGGCTGTCGTCGGTCTCAGTACGCTTAAGGTTAACCATATCCTCGAAGACGAAAGTATCGACGAACTCGACGCTGCCTAATTCACTCACATCCAGCTATATTCTCCGAAAGGGAAGACTGTGCTCAAGAAGACTATCACGTATCAGGATCTTGATGGAAACTCTGTCACTGAGGATTTCTATTTCAACCTCACAAAAGCGGAACTTGCCGAGATGGAGTTAGCTGAAGAAGGTGGCATGCGTTCCCGCCTTGAGGCACTGCTCGAAGAAGAAGATCGCAAGAAAATCATCGGAGCCTTCAAGATGCTGATCTCAGCTACAGTCGGCCGGCGCTCGGAGGATGGCAGACGATTCATCAAGAGCGAAGAAATCACCAATGAGTTCATGCAGACAGAAGCATATTCTGTTCTGTTTATGGAGCTCATGACAGATACGGATTCTGTCGTTGCCTTCGCACAAGGCGTTATGCCAGCGGATCTAGTGGCTCAAGTAGACATGCAGAAGATTACCCAAGATATGCGCACGGTACAAGGGGACAAGCCTCTAGTTGTAGATGTTCAGCTTCCAGAGGCGCCTAGTAAAGAATTTGTTCGTAACATAACGGATCCTGACG